ATTGAGACAGACAAAGCTTCAGTACCATTCAGTCTCGATACAGAATTCCGTAGTTGGGGTTTGAAATATATCGCTATCATTGCTTCCGAAATTATTGAAGTCACTTATCGAGAGATTGACGAAGAAGATAATGAAACCGAGAAAACTTTAGAGGTAGATCTCGGAGAGGTAGAGACTGAGTATACTGAGGGTAGTGGTTACACACCTCGTGCTTTAAGTATTTGGTTAGATGAAGAAGGGAAGATTGATTACAAGAAATCAACATTGGAGTGTTATTACTATAAACCATGAAGAATTTAAAAGAATCCATAATTGATTATCCGAAACCAGAGCTCTGTCTAGCTGTTTGGGCGAGAGAAGGTGGAGAGTATACTCTCAAAGCAGAGGTTGAAGCCAAAATTAAAGAGATGATTGCTAACTTCAAGCAGGTGGATCTGATGGGGTTACTTGGAGATTTGAGAGTAGTCGGGAGTATCGGCACGAATCTTTACAGAGATGATACCGATATTGATGTTCACCTGAATCCAGATCCGAAGAAGCTCGCAGAGGTTACTGATGATGCTGAAGGATTACAAGCAGAATTGAAGAGGTGGATTAAAGAGAACCATATTTATGTGGATGAACATCCAATCGATATTTATCTACAATTGAATCCTTATCAAGATTACATGAGCGATTCGCTTTATGATATTGAGAAGAAAGATTGGGTGAAAGGTCCATTGTTAGTGCCTGATGATTATGATCCTTATAAAGTATATAGTGGTATTTACGATGAGGTGGTAGCACTCGCCAGTGCCACGGATGCGAAGTTCGGTGAGTTGAAAAGAGATGTGATTGACTATGAGGTTATGCAAGATGCCATGAGGACGCTACCACCTCGTGCTAAGAAAGAGCTCTATAAGAGCCTTAAGAATAAATTTGATGAGGTTGAGCATGACATCGATGATCTGTTGAAGAATAAGAAAGAGTGGTTAGACATGCGTAAAGCAGCGTCTGCACCTATAACGACTCAACAGGCTCTCCATGATGTTGAGTTGGCGAAGGAATGGAAAGAAGGTAATGCAGTCTTCAAGCTCTTAGATCGGTATCAGTATTTCAAATTAATCACGGCTTTGGAGAACATGATGAAGGATGACGAAATAGATCCCAGTGAATTCGGTGAGATCAAGAAGATGTTGGGAGTATTAAAAGTAGGGAGTGAATCATGAGCGATAAAATCGTAGAGATGTTCAATAAGAGTCAAGCAGTCGTGCCAGTGGAACTCAAGAACGGGACTACTGTTTATGTTCCACCTAGAGGGAAATTAAAAGATGTGAAGATCGAAAACCTCGATAAAATTAGGAGGTTCTTTATGGTTAAGCAAGATCTAACAGAAGTCGGAGAGAAACCTGAGGTTAAGAGACAACCATTAAATGAGCCTGCTCCCAAGGTTGAAGAAGCTCCAAAACGTCGAGGTCGGAAACCGAAAGTGCAGATAAATGAAGAAGAGACACGAACATAAAGATCTGAGAACTTATCGTGATCGAGCTATGTGGCTCTTAGCGAATAAGTTTATTGCAGATTATAATAAGGCAGTCCGATTAGGAGAAGAGTTGGAACACTTCTATGAATTATGGGCACCTCGGAATATCCGTGAACAACATGTAAGGAATACGGTATGGGCAAAAATCCTGGAAATGTTAAAGAAAAGGGATTCGTAAAGCAGATTAAAGAGGTCAGGTCGCTCCAAGCTTCTATTGATACGCTGCTGAGTATAGGACATTTCAATACGAAATCGATAGAATGGAAGTTGACCCCGCTTCATCAGGATTCTGCATGTTGTATTGGATTCGTGGATATTGAGACAGCTGATGCAGGTCGGTGTCCTGATCATATTCACGAAGGTTGCATCGAGTATTTGATAGTGTTGAGAGGTAAGGTGTTGTTTAATTTGGATGGAGTAGATCTCCGAATCTTGAAAGCTGGGGATATCGCGAGTGTGCCACCGAATGTTAAACATCATTCTAAGCCGTTGGAAGATCAAACAAGGTTGCTTTATGTGACTGTACCAGCTGATCCAGGGATGGAAGAATTACATCGCAGATTCAGTGCCAAGGAGTAGTATCATGCCACCAGAAGAGAATGTAACGATGAAAGAGATTCAAGCAGTCATGGAAGTCCAGGGTAAGACTGCTGAGCAGATGGGTAAGATAGCTGAGCGATTGCAGACTATCTCTGAGAACCAAGAGAAATTACTCAATAAGTTTTCGAATGGATTTGGTAAGGAGTTAACTACCAGCTTGAATGAGATCAAAACTGATACAGGATTCTTGAAGGTTCTGTTCAGTCTCATAGGAGTTGTGATTGTGGTGACTGTTATTGTGACCACTGTGATCAACCATTCGCAGGCTTCGATTATGTCCCGCAAGGTTGCGGATGCTATTAAGATAGAGTTGGAGAGAAGATGACAAATATGATTCGATCTATCACTGAAGCGTTAGTATTGGAGGTCGCAGACCGATTCAGCGATGCTCTGCCTTCAGAGAGGATCAACAAAGATATTATTTATCAGCCTATTGATATCGCTTTGCGTGAAAGAGCGGAACGTCAAGTTGACTCGAAGACCGCTGAGTCTGCGAAATACGATTTAGAGTTCATCAATGTTTGGTTGGAAGATCTTGTGTATGCGAAGAGTCGGAGAAGGATTGGGGTATCTAGATTCGGACCTATGACTTCCTTTAATGACCCGAACTCGAAGACTTTTGTGAAGATGCATCGAGCAGTACCTGCGGATCTGACTTATAGTATTACATTCTGGACGAAGTACAAAGATCGGATGGACACTTTCTTACAAGAGTTCACCTTTTGGCAGGAAGATAATCCGAATGTGGGTCTTTATTACGAGGAAGATAAACGATTAGAATTCGATATCATAGTTGATCCAGCGACTGTCTCTGCAGAACAGGTGAAGAGTATGTTTATTGAAGGGAAGTACTGGAGATATACTGTCAACATATTAGTTGAAGCTTGGATTTTGAGGAACGTTGAAGTGAGGACTGCGAAGGAGATCCAATTGGAGGCTTACATAGCGGATGATTTGAAAACTAAGGAAGCTGCTAACAAATTTTTGGATCAGACAATCACTTCGGACACGTTCTTGTCGGTGGCACAGCTTGTCGGGGATCTAACAGACTTAACTGCCCATGAGCTCGCTATCAAGAAGTGTTTGAACGATGCGGGACATGCGGTCACTCAGTTAGAGACAATCGACTTGGCTATAGCTGATACTCATGATGTGGTTGTCGTAGGATACGCACACGATGGTGTTGATCTATCTACAATTAAGCCCACCACTGCTGGCATTCTGATGGTGTACGCTAACGACAGTTTTGGATTTGGAGATCCAAGTACCAAAACAACACGTGCAAGTCAGTATGCGAATCTTTATAATAATCAGCATTTTATCACTGACGATTATGCATTAGGAGAAGTTCAGATTAACGAAGCTACTCCTCAAGATACTTCTGGTTATAGTACTTACGGAGGACAAGAAGTAGCTTTAGCGGAGATAATAATGGCTATGTGTGACAAAGAAGAGACCTTATTTGACGGTACCAAGGCTGCAGGTCGCAGAACACTATATGGGAACTGGCAGTTTGCTGAGGCTACCGAAAACGGTAAGATATTCTTGCTCAGGGCACTCCAATGGGCAGGGAGCAAAGATTTTGCATATCAGGGGAGTTAACAATGGGATTAACTGATAAGATTCATGATTTCTTTTTTAGTGGGAATGGCAAAAGTTATGAACGTGGATTCGATAAGGGGTGTAGCCTCGAATCCGTCTTAGTCAAAGAAGCTGGAGGTAGGAGCGATGAAGATTTAAGATTACTGTTGATGCAACCAGAGGTCTTGCCTTGTGTATTCGATAAAACATTCGAGGCATGGCTCTATCGTATAGGGATCTGGGGTAAGATTAATTTCTTATACCAGGATAATGGGAGGAGAAAGAGGATTACTCAAGGTGAATTCCTCAAAATGATGCAGGCGAATAACATGATTAACGCTTTCGGTTCATGGGAAGTTAAGAAAACAGGTTATAAATCTGTAAGATTCGAGAGGGATTTCAAAGATCGAGAGGGTAAGAGACACAAAGAACGTATCGATATCGATATCGATCTTAAGCCCTCGATTAAGCAAGCAATGAAAATGTTCTAACAGACAAAAGGAGGTATAAAATGTACTCAGGTGCAGCAAAAATAGTTTTCAAAACGGTCGATATTTCTGAATTGGTTCAGGCGGTTGCGACTTCGGTTGGAGCGATAGTTATCGACTCCGATAAAGGAGATGTGGATCAGCCAAAATTGATCACGAATATCGCTCAATTTATCGAGGAGTACGGTCAACCCGCAGTAGATGATTATCCTATGCACGCAGCTATTGGGTTCCTGAATAATGCGACTCGGCTCTATTGTATGAGGGCACACAAAGATGCTCTTTATGGTGGTATCGAGATCAAGAGTGCAGGTTCTCCAGAGGTGAACGCAGCATGGGCAGCAGGTGTCGCAGATCCAACAACTCGACCTTTCGGGGTGGATGGTCTGTTCACCGTTTTCCAGAAGAATCCTGGAGCTTGGGGAGATAACATCTCTGTCAAGGTTGAAATCTCGGATGTTGCGAGTCACCTTCTGACGATCTCTGTTTATTACACAGAAGGCGGTAGCACGACTCTTGTAGAGAGTTGGGATGTCTCCCGTGTTAGACAGGTCGATGGATATGGCGAGCAAATGTACATGGAGGACAGGATTAATGGTGCTTCTCAGTACATCCGTGTGCTTGATAACACAGTTGTCGCAGACACAACTTTGTGTAATGAACAGCTGGTTGCTCTTGCAATGGATGGCGGATCCAACGGTTCTGCAGTAACTAGTAGTGAGCTTGTCACTGCATGGGATAAATTCGCTGATAAGAACAGTTATTCAGTAAACATTCTTATCAACGGTGGTTTCACAGATGTAACAGTCCAGCAGAAGATGTTGACTATCGCTGAGGCTCGTGTAGATTGTACTTGTGTCTTAGATGCTCCTTATGCAGATCTCGATAGTGTAACAGATCTGGTAACCTGGAGGAATACTACACAGAACTTCAATTCGAGCTTCGCTGCGTTATACTCACCTTGGATTAAAATCTTCGATGAGTATAATGGACAGATCATCTCGATTCCACCTTCAGGAGACATCGCTGGCGTGTATGCGTACACCGATAATATCTATGGTGCAGCACACGGAGCTCCAGCAGGATACAACCGAGGAGGTCTTACAAGAGCTCTTTCTCTCAGCTTCGGGAGTACTCTCACGAAGAAAGCTTACACTGAGGGTGAGATGGATACTCTGGATGATGCTCAGATCAACTCGATTCTGGCGGATCCTGGATACGGGATTCTTGTTTACGGTGAAGAGACAGAACAGACTACTCGTTCCGCTCTGAGTAACGTGCATGTCCGTAGGATGATCAACCAGATGGCAGTGCAAACAACCAGACTGTGTAAGACTTACTTGTTCGAACCTCTTATTGAGAGGACGTATTTCAGAGTCAGGACAGTTTTGGAACAATATATGGGTGAGATGGAAGGTCTGGGAGCTTTCGATAATGTTGATGGTCGTGGTTGGAAGGTTGTTTGTGATGCAACGAATAACCCAGCATCTGCGAGAGACAACAATGAGCTCCATGTCTGGCTGTTCGTGAAACCAGTCAGGGTTGCTAAGTACATCGAAATCAAGGCTATCATCACTAGGTCTACTGCTAGCTTCGAGGCAATTGTAGCAGCTGGTATTCCTAGTTAATAGTATCTCAAATGACTAAAGGAGGATAGAACATGAATAATATCGCTTTAACACAGAGAGCTCAGATCAGCAGTGGGGAACTCATCCAGGAAGCTATTGGTTACACCTGTGATGCTTATGATATCATCGATGTCACAGTCGCTGGATTAGCAGCTGATATGGAAGTAGAACTCTATGGAGCTGGATCAGAATGTAGCTTGTTGGCTATTTTGATCCCGAATGGCGTTTATCCAGCCACAGTTCCAGGTACTCCCGATGTTTCTTACAAGATAGCAGATGCAGGGCATGGTGTTATACCCCTCGGGAATATGCATCTGTTCTCAGGCAGAGGAGCTATCGAGGCATTGATTGATGGAGCAGCAGAGCCGACGAAGTTGTATTTCAGTAACATCAATGTATCTGCTGTAGTTGTGAAGGTGTTAGTTGGAAGAGATGCTACTCCGTAATGAGTAGATAACAAGTGGACATATAAATAACAAGAAGGAGGTTGGAAATGCCACAGATGAATTTGGACGCATTAAAAACAACTCTCAGTAATCCGCAGCGAGTCTTTATGTGGGAGTTCGAGATACCCTCTCCGAAGGGTGTCGGAGATGCTGATGTGTGGGTCTTAAGGACACAAGCTGTCGTTGAGCCTGGACGGAGCTTCACTCCAATCGATATTCCTTATAAAGGTACGGGTGGATTGAGAGTACCTGGTAAAGAGGTTTACAGTCATGAATTCACTGTTAGACTTCTTGAGGGTGAAGACGCAAAAGGATTCGAGGCTGTTCAGTCTTGGATGAAGTTGATCCGTGACAACATTGACGGTGTAGGACTAAGTGACCCTTCTCTGAAAACCGATGCGGTTGTAAGATTGCTCACGACTCAAGGTGAAGTTGCCAAGCAGATTAAGATTGTCGGCATGTATCCTCAGGCAAAGCCTGATGTCACTTTGAATTACGATGATAATGCAATCGAAGCGTATGAGATTACATTCGCATATGATAGATGGGAGACTTATGAATAAGCAGATCGTTCCTCCGGAATGTGCTTGTGGTTGTGGAGAAGATGTTCGCACTATCAGATTACTGTGAGCAGCACGGTTTAGATTTTGAGATTTGGACAGAAGAAGAGATGGAATAAAATAATAAGGTAGGTGAAATGGGATTCCTTCAAGATGCAGAAGAGAAACTAGCTAGTCTCTCGGGTAAAATTGGGTTAGCAAGAAACATCGAAGTATTGAAGTATCATAGGTTCCAAAGAACGTATAACTTCGAGGTTTTGATGCCAGATCTATTTCCATATCCTGGTGAGCTGGTAGCTCCGTTGATCCAATCGGTGGAGTATGAAGACTACAATATCTTGGAGCCTTCTCAGATGAAAGCAGGACCTTATATTGAATTCTATCCGAATAGTTTCGCTAAGCCTTCGTTGACATTAACATTCATGGAGACTGATGAAGGTTTGGTGAAGCTGTATCTTGGTAGATGGAGGAATCGGATTGTTGACAGCAAGGGGTTGTGGGGACAGAAATATGGTACGCTTGGGTACGCTCAAGATATCATAGTGACCTATCTCAACAACTTCCAGATACCATTGAGAGAAGTTAAGTTCAGAAAGGCATTTCCACTTGTGTCGTATAAAGCAAAGTTAGATTACATGGACAATGATATTTTGAAGATTCAAGTCCCCTTCTCATGCGATCGTGTAGAAGAAGGCTTGATCGGAACCATATAGGAGGTGTTAAATGGAGACAATGTATCATAAACTGGATCTCCCATCCAAGTTGATACCGTATGAAGGGGTTGAAGCGGTAGAAATTCGGATGCTGAAGGGTAAAGATGAGAAGCTCATTGGTGAATTCACGATGAGCAACTTCGAGTCGAAGTTCGCTTTACTCTTGAAAGGGGTTATCAAGGGTATTGAACCTGAGAAGTTAACAATCGGGGATAGGTTCTTTATTCTGGTATGGCTGGGTATTAACTGTTATACGAACATCTATCCAGTTGATGGCGTTTGTGAAGTTTGTTTAAGGAACATAAGCGTCGATGTAGATCTGAAAGAACTCGAGAAGGTCTATTTACCAGAGAAGTTCCAAGAACCGTACGAGTTGGAGCTCATAAATGGTGAGAAAGTGAAGCTTCGGCTCTATCGAGTAGCAGATCAGATTCAGTATTTGAATTATGTAGAGAAGAAGCAACAGGATAACCTTCTCTATAAGCTAGCTCAAACGATGTTGGATGAGCGGAATATGGTTGATAGAATTGGGTATCTGGAAGAACTGTCAACGCAAGACTTGGCACTGATTCGGGCGTTTCATGACACATACTTCCATGGTGTGAAGATGGAAGCAGGCTACACTTGCCCAAAGTGCGGAGGTGCGGGCTTGATGCCCATACCCTTTCGACTTGACATCATTTTTCCAGATGGTGCAACCGTTGCGAAATCTCTTGGACGTAGTATTTGATCTTTGTTATTATGCGAATCAAGGATTCAGTGATATCTTAGAGTGGTATACAACTGATATCGTGTATATGCATGAGAGATTAAGTAAGACGAAGAAAGAAGAATTGGAACGATTAAAGAAATTACAGGGCGGGAAGTAATGTTAAGAAGAAAGTATTTAGACATTGAGCCAGAAGGTATTCGATACCTTGAGGGGATGAAAGTTTGGTTAAAGATCAAGCTTCCACCTATCTTGAAGTATCTGGAGCGGAGCTCTAGTCACCCCTCGATAGAAGAGGTGTCTGCAGGGAGACCTTCTGTCAGTGCTGAGACTCGGAATCTAGCTAAACAGATTCAAGCCTCTCTGAAGGGTGGTGTCCATATAATTGATAGCCTTCTCGGTGGGAGACCTGATCAGAACACCATTTCAGAAAGTACGATCTTCTTTACACGCTTCAGAAAGAGAGTCCTCTCGCTATTCCAAGAGGTTCAGACGAATGGCAGTCTTATGGAGTCTTTGAGTGAAGAATACGGTGATATGAAGACATGGGTGAAACAGATCAGTAGTGCGACTTCAATCATTGAATCCTATATGCAAGCTTTCCATGAACGTGGACTCCGTTGGACGAAAGAACCTTCAGCAATTAGAGGTGGAATGGAAGGGATGATCCAAGGAGTAAAAAGTCCTATTCGAGGTGAGAGTATCGCTGGTCAAGCAATTGTAGGATTATTCGGACCTCTTGCACCAGTGGCACAGGCTGTTGTCGGTGGCTTAGGTGGTTTGGCTGGAGGGATCTCTAGGACTCTGCAGAACCGTAGGATGATGAGACAAGTTCGGAAGATCTCTCCTGGAATTGCTGCTGAAGCAATGGGAATGGGTAGTCGTGATCTCGGTGGTTACGATGTGAGAGCTGAGGGGGGTGCTACTGGACTTAGTGCAGCTCGAGGTGTCGGTGGTTTACAGGCGGGAGATCTCCTTGGGTTCATGCGTGGGAGAGAACGTTATCGTGATGTAGGAGCTCAAAATGTTGATACACAAAGTAAAGCTTATAATAAGAAGATACTTGTTCCAGCATTAGCTGCAGGAATGGCAGAGTTCTATGATAAAGCAGCCTTCAAAGCTCGTTATACGAGAGCGTTGCTAAAAGCAGTTAGGGGTGGGGAGACTCGCCCTGAACTGAGAGACGAGAAGGAAGGTTTTGATTTATCTTCTATATTCACGAAGTTTTTAGCTCTGATCCCTACAATCATCCCGATAGTTCTCGCAGCTCTCACAGGAGCGGGAATCGCCAAGCTTCTTCAGTCATGGACTATCTCTGCCAAAGAGAAAGCGAAGATGAAACCTTCGGATGTACAAGAACAACACATTGCGGGTATCGTCACTCGTGCAGCTAAACGAGGGCAGAAAATCACTAGAGAAGAAGCTGAGCAGGTTGTCACGCAGGTCTGGAGAGAGAAGGCGGGTTGGAGTCCAGTTGCAGGGGATCCTGGAACAATTACTGCGGATAATCGGAATCTCTTCCAGAAATGGTGGGATAGGGCTGCTACTCCCATTCGAAGGGCTTGGTACAATCGTCCTTGGTTCAGTGAGAAGCGGAGAGTTCTGGAAGGAGAACAGAGTCTCGTGGAGAAAGTCATCGAACAGAGAGAGACGCAGCCAGCCCCATCCGCTCCTTCGGTGAGCCCTTCTGTGATCCGAGAAGCGACAGAGGTGGAAGCCACCAAAGCTGCAGCAGGTTCCACTGGGCTTTCGGAACAGATTAAGAATGAGATTCAGACTCAGACGGAAGAGATCAAGAAACTCGGTAAACAGAAAGACCCACAGATAATCAGCACTATTTCATCAGGGAATGCAGATCCATTACAAGATGGATTGGGTATGGGAGCTGGTTTAGGAGTAGAATAATGGCGGTAGGAACTTTATTAAAAGGATTTGTGATCCAACAAGCTAAGGGGATGGTACTCCGAGCTATCGGATCTACATATCCGACGGTTGACGACTCCTATAAGCTCAAGATTTCTTCTAAGAGTCCTGGTAAGGAGAGGGGTGAACCGAATGTTTTCCTCCTACAAGATAGTGTGAACATGGTTGTTGGATCGAATTGGGAGAATTATATCCCAACAGGGTCAGGCACTCTCGCAGGAGTTCTGCAAGTCGGATTACAGGCTGGAGCGAAGAAAGCACTAGCTTTCACTACGACTTCTAGAAGGATTTGGGTGTCTTCGGATCCTGTTAGTATGACAATCCCGTTGATTGTGATCTCTGATAATTATGAGCACCGAGACGATGTGATGGCGAAGGTTCATTATCTCCAAGAGCTCACATTACCTGAAGAGACTGTGATTGGAGGATTATTGACTCCTCCAGGACCTTCTCCTTTCAAGAGGAGTGCGACGTCTCAAACAGGTGAGGGAGCTTTCGATCGAGGTGAGGACATAACTATCCAGGTCGGTGAATACCTTTGGTTCAGGAATGTAATTATTAAGAGTGTGGCTGTCTCTTTCAAGAATCGTATGAGTCAGGTCGCTAAGAAACCTACTGTAGCGAAGATAGACCTAACGTTTGAGACTTATCAGATGCTCACTAAATATGATTTAAAGAATGTCTATCGTTCAGAAGTTATTGATACTAGGCAAACATTAATAGATTTATTCGCTGAGAAGGGCGAAGCATGGATGAGGAAGTATATGGGAGACGCAGCTTACGAAGCTTGGGCAAAGATGGTTACACTCCCTCAACTCCGTTAGTAGAAGGACTCAGGTATGGATAGAACACAATTTTTTGAGATAGAATCAGTGGATGTGGGTGATGGCATAACTAGGAGAGAACTGGACTTTTTGAACCATAGTCTCTCAGGGCTAGAACTCCGAAGAGCTCCACTTTATTATAGAGTTGCTCAGGGAGATTTAGCACAACCCGATAATATTGCTTATAAAGTTTACGGAGATGAGAGGTTATGGTGGGTGGTCTGTCTGGCGAATGAGATCTCGTGTCCTTGTGCGGACATTGCGGTAGGAGATTTGTTAACGATTCCAGATCGATTGGATCTCTACGATTTCTTTAGAATGTATAGGAAACGATAATGGCAGAGCAAAGTAAGACTATTATAGCTGGTAACTATTCCTTGCGGATGCAGCTCGGAGAACAGGATCTCTATTTGACTCCTGGGTCATTCGTGGAGATTAGTTTTATCGAAGATCTGAATCGAGCACTGCCGAGTTTTTCGGCTGTTCTGAAAGGACCTTCTTCAGAGATTCTGAATTCCGCTTATGAAACTGCGAAGTTCACACTGTCGAATCCCACTGAGGGGTCGAAAGCAGAGGAGAAGTCAATGGAATTCTTGATTTACAGACAATTCTCGCAGGCTTTCTCTTTTGGGGTGGATACCTTGAAGCTAACAGGGTTGGCGAAGGTGGAGGGCTTATTCAGTCCTTCGAGATCAAGAGGTTGGGTATCTACCTCAGTCGCAAGTATCCTGGATCAAGTTCGATCAGATCTCGGTACAGTGAAGGTCTCTAAGATAGACCTTGCTTTGAGTAAGCTAGTAGTCAACCTTTCTCAACCTGCTTGGTCGAATCTACAACTCCTACATTATCTCGTGAATTCCACTCAGGCTTCGGGTATCTACGGCTATTATTCATTCTTCGATTTTCCAGCAGGACCTTCCAGTGCAGCAGGAGGTTTAAGGTTGAATTTCCGTTCTATCCCTAGTTTTTGTGAAGATGGAGTTAAAGTGAATTTCTTGAATAGCAAGACTCCTATAAAGGATATGCTCCCAATCTACACACTTGAATCTATAGAAAACGGTGAGTTCAGTGCGGTTTTTGGAATAGATAAACAACGTTATCAGTATTATGATTATGATGAAGGTCAGTACAAAGAAGATGAGATCCCATTAGAGGATCTAGGATTCCAGAGTCTCTCTAAGTATATTGGTTATGATCGAGTTCGTGGGACAGAAGGAATAACTTCTCCTCGCTGTCCTAGGATGGGTCCTTATATTAATGATCCCAAGCTAATAGAGAAGGGACATTATGCGAAGAGAGTGAATGGTATTAAGAAGCTGTGGTTAACTACTAGTGGTACTACGAAGCTCGGTCCTGGAAATATCGTGGTGATACTGCCTGCTGCAGGAGAGGATTTGGAGGAACAGCCGAATACAGGAACTTGGATGGTTGAGAGAGTGATTCATCACATAAGTAGTACTTACTTTACAAAACTATTATTAACAAGAGCTGGAGCGGATTATGCGGGTGTGGAGAAGAATAAAGCTTCTGCAGCCACGTTTAAACCAGCGAGGTCGATTTTACCAGAGGGATTGGTATACGCATGATGAAATTGGTTAAAGCTACAACAAAGTATCCAGGCATCTATCGAGGGAAAGTCGTGATGAACGATGAAGAACAAGCGACCTTACCCGCTGGACAGACTGCCCAGAAATGGGGGAGAGTCAAGGTTCGAGTTTACCCTATGTTCGGGAGTGAAGAGATCCAAATTGACGCTCTCCCGTGGGCTGTCCCAGCTTATCCCATGTTCGGTGGAGCAGGGCAAGGCTTCGGATTCTTCGCTGTCCCTAAGGTGGACTCAATGGTCTGGTGCTTCTTTGAGGATGGCGATCCAATGTCTCCTGTTTATTTCGCTGAAGCTCCAGACGGTGTAAATGGGTTACCCAGCGAGAAAGATGCGGAATATCCAGATGCGGTTGTTTGGAAGACGGAAGATGGACATATCTTCTATGTGGATCCTGAAGAGATCAAGGTCACACATGCTTCGGGACATATGATTATGATGTCGGAAGATGAGGTACGAGTCAAACATAGTGGTGGTTCTTTGATTACGATAGACAAAATGGGAGTATTAAAGATCAGTGCGGTGAATGAACTCCGAGCATTGGCGACTAAGAAGGTCGTCATTAACTCTCCGCTAGGGATTATGATTGACTCTGCGGTTGGGGTTAAGGTTAACTCAGGACTCTTACTAGACTTTGGTGGTAACCTAGGGAATTATACGCAGACGCTCCTAGGGACAGGGTTAATGTCAACGATAACGAATCCTTTAGGGACACTTTACAGTTTCGCGAGTGGACTTAGTGTAGGTTCACTGGCACAGATAGGACAGAATCTCACAGGGTTAACAAGTCAATTCACAGGTGCTCTTGATTTCGCTATGGGTTCTTTAGGAGATTTAGTTAATGGAGATTATTTCTCAATCGATTTTATTAACGATACAGTGAAATCGATTGTTGGTATAGATGTGAATGGGATATTTGTCAAGCATGGGTTGAACTTTAACCAAATTTATTCAGGGTTGTTACCTAGCGATGTGCTAAGTAGGTTAGAGTTCTCAATAGACCAGTCGATCCCAGGAGGTTCTATCATGGATGTCTTCCTAGATGGGAACCCACTTGCTGCTGGTGTTCCATGCGTCAGTGATACAGGAGCTTTTACGAAGTCGGTAGAGATGAGCGTACGGAATGCTCTGACTCCGAGTTTAGACTCTTTTGTTGGTGGTTTAAGTATGTATCAAGGATTATTATAATGCCGAAGAATATTGCTTGTTTAGGAGATCCGAGTACCCATGGAGGTTCGTTGATTACGACGAATCAGAACAACAAGTTCAGTACTAAGAATGTTCAAGTTTGTGCTAATGGGTGTTTACATGCGTGTCCGATAACGGGACATGGGACAACTCCTGTAACAGCGATCACGGTTAAGTCTTTTGTGGACGGTAAATTGATAGTAACTGAAGGAGCGGTAGCAGGCTGTGGAGCTATTATCACTCCTCCAGATAGGAAGATGTACGTTGAATAAGAATTTGGGAGGGGGATTTGACACTGGATGGTGTGGAACAGATAATGTTCCAACCTCGAATCCACCGACTTAGAAGACATGTACGTATGTTGGCAGTACCAATAACGTCAGCCTTCACCTCCTCCCGATACTTTAGGAGAATATAATGGCGGTAACAGAGAGAACAATATGGTCAGACCTTCATCCAGATTTAAAGATTGGTGCGGATGGAGCAGTCTCTTTGGTCACGAACGTAGAGGCAGTCTACGCTTCATTGGAGAATATACTGCTAACTATTATGGGTGAGAGAGTGATGATAAGAAACTTTGCCACAAATCCACACTCTCTGTTGTTTGAGAGGATTGATGATGAACATCTTAGAACAGTTTTCGCTGAAGATTTCAGAGATGCAATTGAGAGATGGGAACCTCGAGTGAAGGTCGAGAACATTGATGTCCGATCGAATCCTGAGCGAGGAGAGGTTTATATTAAACTTAGAGCTTATATAATCGGATACGAACAAGTATTTACCTTTGATTTTATGTATAGTAGATCAATGGATAATGAATCCTAGGGAGTAAATTATGAGTGAAAATAGATTGAATTTTGCTGATTATAACTTCGATAATTTAGTAACTCAATTAAGGAACATTGTATTACAGGAAGATGCTTGGAAAGATGTCGCAGTAGAAGCTGGTACAGGTAACTTCCTGATTGAGCTATTTTGTTATGTCGCAGAGATGTTGATGTATTACCTCGAAAGAAGAGCACAAGAATCCTACATTGATACTGCTCAACTCCGTTCTTCGGTTGTGAGGTTGGTGGGACTACTCAATTACAGACCGAAGAGGCAAGTCTCTTCTACAGGGAATTTGAAGTTCGAGTTACCTGGAGGGTGGTATGATGGGTACATCGTGATCCCCAGAGGTATAGTTGTCAAGACTTCTGCGAATAAGAAGTTCATTGTCAAAGATGGAGGGATGTTGAACAGAGGGTTAACTGAGGTAACGCTCTTAGGGATACAAGGCGAGTTGAAGACACAAGAGTATACTTCAGATGGTACTGCGAGTCAAGAAATCCATATCAATGCTATAGATGTCGAGAACTCTACAGATCTCGAGGATCCAACCATTCGTTTGACAGTTGACGGTGAGCTTTGGACTCTCGTGGAGAACTTCGTAGATTCTGGTGCGACAAGTAACCACTATACTCAAGAAACTCAGTTGGATGGGACAGTTAAGATTATTTTTGGGGATGGTAGATTCGGTAAGATCCCTATTAATGGATCCACGGTTGTGGTCGAATATATCGAGACAGACGGACTCTCTGGGAATGTTTATTCTACAGGACAGATTACTAGTATTGAGACTACTATTTATGATACTGATAATAATGATGTCACTTCCTTGTTAACAGTAACGAACAGTTCGAATTTCTTAGGTGGTGATGATGCTGAGGATAAAGATGAAATCCGTCAAGAAGCCCCGCTAGTCTTCGCAACAGGTCAGCGTGCTGTGACGAGACAAGATTATATTACAATAATAGAGAACATCGCTGGTGTAGCTTCAGCTTATGTGTGGGGAGAGAGAGATGTAGCACATCCAGATATAACAATGTTCAACAAGCTCAAGATCGTAACGCTTCTACAAGAATGGGAGATCCCAGATGCTACTTTCAAAGTCTCAATAGCCGAGCAGTTACAGAATAAAGAACAATTAACAGTTTGGCTAGAATTTTTGGATCCTGTGATCATCGATACTATTGTAGATGTAGACTTGGCTATACTACCTACTTATCAGCAAAGCACGATTATCTCTAATGTGAGCACGAAGTTAGATGAGCTCTTCGCTCTTGGTACTGTTAAGTTAGGAGAAGCCGTTTATTATTCTGATATTGTTGGAGGGATTGATGGTGTTATAGGAGTAGATTATTGTCATGTGGCTATCAAACACAAAGAGCTTCTCGGAGTGGGAGATGGAGGATTAACTGTTTTCACGAAGACTATGCATCTATTACCCTTATTGAATGAATATGTTGAAATCTATGTGAACACAGTCAAGATTGCTCATGATAACGGTTCTGGGTTCTTCATAGAAGATGTCCCTGGTACTATTAACGTGGCAACTTCAACTGTCGATTATGTGAGTGGCATTGTGAGTATCGAGTTCTTAGTTCCTCCTGTATTCGGAGATGATATCTACGTGGTCTACAGACAGGATCAAGAAGGCGATATCGTGGTTGACCAAGACGAGATCGCAAAGTTAGTCGAGAAGAATATTACACTTGCTTAGGAGGATACATGAAGATAACAGGCTACATTATTATGGGTTTGACGAATATTGGATGTCTGATAATGGTAATCTCCAGTATTAGTAGTGGGGATTCTAAAGCTATGCTCGGGATTTTATTCGGTGGTTGGTTGGCGATCGTACCGACAATTATTGGATTAGTTTTATTTATTATGAGTGGTTGGAGAGCAACTAGTCTTTACTGGTTCATTGTCCCTGTGTTGAATATCCTGGGGTCAATGCTAATGATGAGAGGTTAATAATGGGTATATGGACAAAAGAAGGATCAGCGAATCTGGGTGGAATTTATTTCCGTAATTTATCACAGAATCCCAAGCTCTATCTAGGCTTGTTGGCGAATAATCCAGATGATGCAATATTAAATGACTTGAGTCTTGGAGATATTGTCGAACCTTCGGCTTCTTCTTATGCAAGAAAGGAACTCACTCCGTCTAACTGGATCACCACCGATGAACTGAATGTGTATCCCACGGTGGAATATGAAATTGGCTTGGAGCAGTTCGGGACGATCTATGGGTGCTTCTTAGCAACGAGTGCCGATAGTTCTGGGAAGCTGATAGCGATTCATAAGTTTACGACTCCTTATGAATTAAAATTTTACGGAGACAGACTTGAGATTGACACGAGAGTGTTGTTCACTTAAACTCAGTCATGAGAAACTTAGTATAGGAGGAATATAATGGTTGGAGAGGTCATACAAGGATTTGCAAGTGTAGGTGCAGGTAGCTATATCGATATACAGCCAGCTGCTGCAATTGAATGGGTTGTACATAATATTTATCACCCAAACAACGTAGAAGTTATGATTGTGAATGGTGGTAATGAATGTGCATTCATGGAAGAAGCTGGGAAGAATTTCTTAACGAATATCTACCTACACGTTACCAATGCACAATTTGTTCGAGTTTATAATCGTTCTGGTGGAGCGATATATATCGCTTATGATGGTGTTTTAACTGTGGAGCCTTAATATGAGTGTTCAAGTTCCGTACATAACTGAGAAAGGTCGCATCGTCTTTGGGAAAGACTTCGATAGTCTGCTCACAGAGACTGGAAGGAAGTGTACTATCCGACCTCTCCAAGAAATCGGAAGATGGACTAACGTCCACCGAGTTTACTCGGATCTGATGGAAGTTACCATTGTAGGCTCTTTTTCACCCTCTGTGGAAGGCGATGTTACGCAATGTACGGAATGCTGGGATCTTCGAGAGATGCTGCCGAGGAAGTTCAGGAAGTCGGCAGTCATGATGGATTATCTACATGCAGTCAGTCAGCTCGTGAATTCCGTTGCTTGTAGGATTGGGACTCTAGGTCCTCTTATAGATATTGATACGTGTCCAAAAAGATACTTAGGACATCTAGCTGCTTTGATTGGTTACAAACTGAAGAACGCAGAATATGCTACAACTAAGCAATTAAGGAATCAGCTCAAGATGGCTATTGAGATGTATAAAGCCAAAGGAACCTATAGAGTTCTGGACATTGCATTTTACTTAGTTGGATTGAATGTTACTTTGTATGATCTATGGACGAGAGATTATCTTAATTTTGAGAGACAGCCTGCCCATAGACATTCTGGGATACCACCAGAATTCGGTGGTTGGGAAACTCCAGAAGCATTACACATAGATGATGGATATTTCATGGATGAGACTACCCCAGCTGGAGGTGGCGGTACTTCAGCACCTTGGCATTTCGATGGTGGTCTCGGATTCAAATCACCACATTTTGATCTGATAATTAATTTAGATCGGTTGATTTATTTCCAAGGATATTACAACAAGTTATTTGTGCACGAATACTGGGATTTACTTGCAGAGCTCGTGGCTGAATATACTCCATTAAATACAGTACCACATTATTTTCTTGAGCTTTATGCGATGACATATGAGAACTACCAGTCTTATGAAATAGTAGACAGTCAGATAAAGACTTGCTTGACAAATAACTGGGCAGTCTCTAAATTATTCTTCGATCAACAACCTCCTGATGATATCTATTTAGATCAGGTTGCACCAGATGAGATCTACTTAGATCAATCGTTTGAGTCGATGTTGTCTGAGTTAACTACAATTAAGATTGGGGACGGTAATAAAGGGGCGACACCACAAGCGACAGATACGGATCTGGCGAATATTATCTGGACTGGTACAGTTACGGGTTATACGTTAACGGAGAATAAAATAACTTTCCGAGCAACAGTTCCAGCTGGTGTAGAGTTGACCGATGCGAGTGAGCTCGGTATTTACCATACAGCTACTGGAGATCTGGTGATAGAGTCTTTCTTCCCAGATTTGGATAAACCTAGTGCTGCGGTATTGGAAATAACAATCGATGTGATAAGACAAGTATAAAGGAGGATTAAAATGGGTGGAACAGGTACTAATAAAGGCAATCAGGACATTCAGTTTAAGTATTACGATCCGCTGAATTCAGATCATTTTGATAAAAGAAACCAAAGTATCATCCCATGCGGGATTTATACAGGAGGATTGTTGACGAAGGTCGATAATTCGAATGCCCAGCTCTCACCTTTGATCTGTGAGATCCAGGATGGTACACAACAGGCTCGTGTTGAGACACAGTCTAACTACACTGTAGGTGTAGCACCAGCTACTCCTTATGTGGTACTTAGTTGGGACTGGCAAGCACTGTCATCTTGGTATATGGATATCAAAGCGGTTGCAGATCCATCAGTAGATCCAGACTACCTTGTTGTGGGGAAATGTATCTACGCTGGTCCTACTTTAACTGGATTCGAATATGCTGAGAGGTCTTCTCCATTATCAATGGCAGATTTCTTGAAGTGTTTGCCTCTGGAATCTCCTGCAATGTATGTTCGTTGTACGAGTGGTTGGTGTAGTTATGGAGCAAGTCGGATTAATGTAGCTGCTCAAAATTCTCCTGCGATAGCTGCTCCTTTGGTGAATCCGAGGATTGATTTGGCTTACATCGATAGTGGTGGGAATTTATTGATAGAGCTAGGAGCAGAAGATCCTTCTCCAACACCACCTGATCATTCTGGGAAGATCGTTCTAGCAGAGATCACTCTCACAGTAGGACAGACTACCATAGATACAGGAGATATCACTGATGCTAGACCTTTCTTGAACTTGGGTGGCGAAGGATCTTTATCTGGAATAAGAAGTGCGTTTTTAATGATGGGTGCATAAATAACATACAAGAAGGAGGAACGAAATGGCAGCTAAAATTTTAGGTCAAGATAGACCAGCAGCAGCAACTACAGGAACAGTATATCAGGTGCCCGTTGGTAAATCAGCTGTAGTCTCGAGTATAGTAATCTGTAATACGGATCCTGCGAATGCGGATGAGTTCATTCTCTATCAGATTCTTGCAGCAGGTTCACCTGGAGCGGACAACACGATTTTCTTGGGAGAGATTCCAGCGAAGGACAGCTTCGTTGTGGTTGCAGGAATCACTCTTGAGGAAGGTGAGAGTATCCGTATGTATTCTACGAATGGTAGGATGACAATTACAGTTAATGGTGACGAAGCTTAATAGGAGGTATCATTATGCAAGGTTTATACCGTATGAAGAAAGGTACCACCTGGAGACAGTATACTCCTTCTGGAGCAGCTTTCCCTCCGACACCGATGCCTGCAGAGAAGTTCTATCGAACTGATCTCAAAGCATTGTTCGTCTTTATTGGAGTTGGTGAAGTTGGTACTACTGATGGGTGGTTCAATTTAAAACAAGCAGTTTATGCATGATAGGAGGTTAAATTATGTCTGTAAGATTAGTAGCAGCAGCGGACTGGACTAGTGCCAAGTCCGCAATCAATGGTCTCCTGTCGAGTTTCAATGCAGTGCACATAGCCTCGACTACAGGGACGATCACTCCTTCGATTACCTTGGAAGCTGCGATCACGCAGATCTCAAGATCTATCGCACAAGGAGAGCAAGTAGATGCAGATGAGTACTCTGACGGGGATGGTTTAGTGTACAAATACAATCTTCTGAGGAAATACGAGAGTTGTAGGAGACAACTGAATAATGGTAGTTGGCAATACAACAGGACAGTTACTTCAGTCGATGTTATCGGAACTCGTTCAGCGAGTTTTCCACCAGATACTCCAGATTATATAGCACCTCCGAATGCTGCTGATTTGATCGAGAACATTGTGAGCACTCGGGATGTAGTGGAGATCATTGTGGATGGAGTTGTGATTCATAACTCGACGGTGTTAGGTGTAGCACCTGGAGCTGAGTATGTTTATATTAACGAATGTCATAGCAGTTGCCATTCAAGTTGTCATGGTGATTGTCGAAGAAGTAAAAGATAAGGAGTGAGTTATGGCTAAAATTCATGAAAGTCACGATACGAAGTACACGAAACTCGCTGACTATTACACTCAACTCCTTGGTGGTAATAAAGATAGGGTTACACTAAAGGAGCTTGAGCCTGGAGTCTACTCGCATTTCGATGTAGAAGAGACTGAAGACGCAGTTGAATATTTCAACCTAGACTTCACTCCCAGAAAATTCGAGTACTTCGATATGTATGCGAATTGGTTTCAGGTGAGTTGGCAGAGAGTCAGAGATGGGAGAGACACGTTCAAATGTCTGTTCGATGGGAAGAGTGGTCCTAACATAGACTGTTGGAGAGATCCTATAAAACTGTCTACATTCGCTGGTGAGAAGGCGGATCTAATGTATTTAACACTCCCAATGGATTTATTGCGAAGGAGGATGATTCATTATACTCACTGGTTAGATAAATACGCTGCACCAGTGGATCACGTTTACATGAAACCCGAGATTCCAATTGATCAAGTCAAGCTTAGTCGGACAGCGTTCAAAATAGTATTGATCGCAGATCAGGATGTAAAGGGTGAAGAAGCTCTTAAGCAGTATCAGAAAGAGCATGGATGTACTCTTTGTGCTCAGTTCTCTAATTTTGTCTGTACCTATGTAGTCAAAGATGGAGAGGTCTATTACAGACCGTTAACTCGAGATTACTATGTGCGGGTGAAGCCAGAGTATAAACAATACTACCAAGGGAGACCGATTCTACAAGTTCTGGACTCTCTGACTGGGTTAGTATACACTGAGAAGAGCGATCAGATCCTTTGCAGATTCGATAAGAAAAAATTCAAACGTTGGTTGGATCGAGGAATTGATGGGTGCTTCTTGATTACTATCCCTTCGAGACCTCACATCCCTGTAGATGAGATGTTCTTTGTGGTGTTAACTCATTATCCATCAAGTAAGAAGCTAGAGGAGGCGAGACCAATACGATGAAGGTAATACTATTATTTCCACAAGATAAAAAACTTCCTGACACTGAGAGCTTCACTGAATACTGCCCCACGAAGGCAGCTTATATGGACGATGAATACATCCCAGGTCTTAAGGAAGTACTTAAAAAGAAATACTTGGATAGAGGTGGTCGGATGAGGATGCTCCTTGTGTTAATGGAATCTTTGTTCTACACTTTGCCATATATTTCTAAGAAAGAGAGCGGAAAATACACTCTCAGAAGTCTTGTACGTCTCAAAAAGGAGGAGCTCCGAGACTACGACATTGAGCTCTATAGTAACATCAACAAATATAACGATATGATTAAACAGTTCGAACCGACTGTTGTAGATCTCACGGATGTTATTCGTACACAACAGCAGACGCATGATCCTGCGGTAGAACTGTTCTATTATCCGAAAGAGGTTATTGATGCAATTGAAGCATACTGACGAGCATGAATCTATTATTGGGTACACAATAGAAGTCTATAAAGATTTCGGAGTTCATACTCCGTCAGACTTAGACGTTTCCAGACGTGCTATCTTGAATCTAATAGATGCTCCAGGTAGGCTGATAGATCTTGGGTGTGGTTGTGGTTATTTCTTAAGTTATCTTGTTCAGAACTCCATCCATAGAATTGTGCCTTATGGAGTAGATATCGACGAGATCTCAATTGATCAAGCTCAGGAACTAGTATTACCGCATTATCGAGAGAACTTCTTCGTTGCAGATATTGAACAGTTCGTGTTCTCAATAAAGTTCGATTACATCATTGTGAATCCGCTTTATATAGGTAACAATTTTGTTCGAAGTTTTGAGTATTATTACAAGAATCTGAATCCAGGAGGGAAGTTAGTTCTTATGATCACGAATGATACACTCCCTCGGATGAAGGATTGGACTTCAATCTGGAGCTTCTTGAGTTCCAAGAATCTCCGATGGGTACAGATGAATCCTTTGACTCTTGGATTTGTTGTCAAAAACCATGTTACGGAGTCTCATGATTTGGAGACTCCTATAAGAGTAAAAGATTTATTAAAACTAGGAGGATCCCATGTCAGTTAAGATTTATGAGGTTGATTCAGCACTCTTTGAAGGTATTGAATCCTTATACGAGAACTTAGGATACGGAGAACTGGTTGGTATGAATTTTCTTTATCAACTCCTTGTGGAGCGTGGCTTGAACATCCAAGTGAAGTCGGAAGCTGGTTCAATTGAGTTCTTCGTGGTTTTTGGGGAGAGACAACTGAGCAATTGGATGTCTAAGAATCAAGAAACGTTAGATCGAGTTCAGAAGCTCGGATATCGATTAGAGCTCGTAGAGAGCGTAGATAAATTGGGAAATAAATTCAAAAAGGGGAGGATAAAAATAAAATGATCCATAGTGAAGTTAAATATATCTCAGACCTCAGAGAACTCCTCGACTCTTATGAGGCAGACACTGATTATATCTTGAAGAGCAAGACTCCTTTTAATTATTCGAACTTTGAGAAGTTGCTCGATATTGAGATGCAACATCCTAAGAGGTTGAATACGACCTTTCTTGAGTTCGATCAAGTGGAACTGAATGGGAAGCAGTTAATTAATTTGAGTAATAACTTAAATCTTAATATCCTGTTAAAGAATCCCACTTCACCGCAGATGGAAGAGATGCTGGTGAATTACGGGGAAGCTGATATGAAACAGTGTGTCTACCCTACTAAGATTATTGTACTCGTTGTTCTATATGCTCTCTACCTGAAACACTTTTATAAAGTGGAGGTCTTTGATGAGTGGGAAGAGTTGGTAGACAAAGTGCTGGAGAAATTCATCTATTACACATATATTCAGGATAAGTATACTAGGCAGTTCATTATGGACTGGTCTCAGTGGTACATGGTTTACCTAGTTGAGAATAAGAAGGAATTCGTACAGGATTTTATTCCTCACTGTGTTTATCTCTATGATACAGCTCGCTCTTACTATGCGAAGGAAGAGTTGAAGCATAAGTATGTCGGAGAAGGGCAGAGGATTAAATCTGGGTTATATATCCCATTGGCGAATATCATGGTGGATATGAAATACAACCCAATGAAGGTTCTCGCAGCTAGGAAGAATTATGATTATGCAGTGTCTACTTCTAGAGGAAATGTTATCCGAACGTTAGCACCGATTGTAGAATACGAGATCTCAGTGGAGCGTTATTTAGCCAAGAAAGATAAGGAGCAAATCTATGTCGAAGATCTACAATCATTGACGAATCAAGATATCTTGAAGCTCCTTCGAGAATGTAAGACTGTTAAAACTAAGAAGACAGTCTCTAAAGTCGATCTGTTTCCAATAGAGGTAGCATGTGCGTAGATCATTGATTATTAAGAATATTTATGAATGTAATCTCAATTGTTGGTTCTGTTCGACGAATGGAGAAGGACGGATGAGTGTTGAAGAACTGTTAGCATTAAACGAGAAGTATCCGAATCACCAGAAATTAATTATTGGTGGTGAACCGATGCTACTATCTCCAGAATATTATTTGGAGTTGTTGGACTCTGGGATGGAGTTCTCTATGCAAACGAACTTGACACTTTATACAGAACACTGGAATCAAGTTCTCAATCATCCGAATTTCTTAGGACTCTCTGTGAGCGGAGATAAATTCAAAGATTTTGAGACGTTCTATCAGACTTTCGAGAAAATTACAGAGAACCTTGGTCATTCACCTCTTGTGCTAGTTTTAATGGATTTAGATATGTTGAAGTCTTATAAGAAAGCGAAAGATTGGTATGCGTATGCGAAGGAATACAGATTCCCAATGAAGCTTAATTATCTACTCCCTACGGGGAAGGCTCAAGAGAATATTGAGAGAGTGATGAAACTCTCTGAAGTATTCAACGTTTATTTACATATGTTTCATCAGTGGTTGAGAGATAGTAGGGAGGTTGAGTTACAACCATTCCAAGATCTATATGAACACTTAGCTGGGAGAAAAGGTTCTGTTTGTCCTTTTATTGAGAGTTGCATTCGTGAAGATGTTATGGTGGATGTAGAGATGGATGGTCAAGAGTATCCTTGTCCAGTGCTGGGGGATCTGAAACTCCAGAAAGAAGATCTTAAGATAGAATTCGTAGATGAGTGTCTCCTGTGTGAGCATTTCGAGCTCTGTAAAGGATGTAATATCAGAAATTGGATGTTACAACAAATCGAAGATCCAGGTTATTGTGCATCAGCTAAAGAGTTCTTTAAGTGTCTCAAAGAAGCTGTCAAATTGGAAAGGGAGTCACATGTTGTTGAAGGATAAGATAACTATGTATTTGAAGCCTACAGAAGCTTGCAATCTGAATTGTTTGCATTGCTACAATCAGAAGAATAACACGAAGTCTGCTTTGAATATTATTTCGTTCAAACACTTCTTGGATTCCATGGCAGATCGGTTGTCTAATAGAGAGCTCTTCTTGGATATCGTTTTCCATGGTGGAGAACCGACATTGGTTGGTGTAGATAAGTTGGAAGCGTTCTGCAACCTTATTCAGAGTCGTTTTGTTCTTGCGGATCTGAAGTTCTCGATTCAGACGAATCTAACAAGAGTGGATGATAAGTTCATTCAATTCGCACGGGATCGTCTTGGTGGACATGTCGGGACTTCTTATTCTCCTTATCTTAGATTCATGGGGAATTATGCTATGCAAGAGGTTGTCTGGGAAAAGAATCTTCGAAGACTAAAGGATGCCGATATTGATCTTTATTTAGTAGTAACTCTGTCGAAAGAGTATATCAAGAGAACACGTCCTCAACAATTAATTAATTTCTTAGTGGAACGAGGTTTCTATGGATTCCACTTCGAACCGATCACGAAGGATGGGAATGCACAGGGGAATTGGAACGACATTGCACCGACTCCTGAAGAATATGATCATTGGAAATCAGAGTTTGCGAGACTCTTCATCGATAGCGGTGCCTATCTGATGTTCTCTGAGAGTGAGATTCTAAGGAAAGCGAAGAGTCACTATGATGGAGCTTTTGTTGGTTGCTCTTGTCGAGATTGTATGTTAACGACGATGACGATTAATGGAGATGGGACAGTTGGGTTATGCCCGAACAACAGTAAAACCTATTTGATCTGCAATCTCTACGACGATTTTAAGAAGTTCCTGGACTCTAATTTAAGGAAGTCATTAGTTATAGAGGAACGCTCTCGAAGACAAGAGTGTCTAGACTGCGAACATTTTCAGATGTGCAATGGTGGGTGTATGCAAACAATGGAGTGTTATGAAGGCAAGAATTACTTCCGTGTCTTAAAGGAAGCTTTGATAGAGAATAAGAACTTTGCTAAATATGTGAGGAACTATGAAAGAAACAAGCACTATTGCTCAACGACAACTCAATCAGTATAAGAGTATTGAAGAGCAATACAATCAGCACGATAAGTCTTTACAGTGGGGAGCTATCCCTCTCAAAAGGATAGATCATAAGCCCATCATTGATGTAGAGACTGGATACTTTAATCCTCATCTATGGGTTACTTACGAGTGTCCGAATAATTGTCCAGCTTGTTATCTCAGAGCTCTAAACGATAATGAGAAGTCCCCTGATCTGAGTTTGGGCGATCTAAGCAAGCTCTGGCAGTCTGTTAAAGAGTATCGGGAGAACTGGCACCATTTCAAAGTAACAATGTATGGAGCAGAACCTCAAAGCAAAGATCCTGAGTACTACTTCGCTTTGATGGCAATCACGAATACGTTCTTCAAGGGTGTTCGTTATAATATGTATTCTTCTTTACAGCAGATGAACCGTGGTTGGATAGACTTATTCAAAGAATTCGCAAGAACGAAGGAACCTTATCCTGTTGCAGCTAGTTGGGATGGACCTACGAGGGGAGAAGCTTATAATACTCGGATGTTCAAGAACATTCGGACTCTCAGGAATGCGGGTGTTAACGTATGTATCATGTCGGTGGTGAACCAAGATATGTTGAAACTCGGAGCGAAGTATTATATCGACACTTTGGAAGAATACGATATTATTGGAGGGTTCTCGTTGAAGCCTTTCATCCCTATTAAAGGTCAGTGGGATAAATGGAATAATTATGCAGCGAATATGGAGGAATTCACACAATTTGCAATTGAGTGTCACCAAGAATTAATTGATAGAGGTTCTCCACATATGTCTGGGATGGTTCATGATACTTGTCACAACAACGATATAGCCACAGATCTCGGTGGAGAGACGATTTTTATCGATGGTTGGCTTCGGTTTCTTTATATGGGAGAAGGTCAAGATCACTCTGAGTACCTACAAGAGTTCGGTAGACTGAAAGAGGGGGTTACATTCAAAGATATTATTGAAGGACATAAAAGAAAAAGTCATCTAGCGAGACAACGACTCACAGGGATGAGGATGGATTGTTTAACTTGCGAATACGCAGGTAGGTGTCTTTATGAGATGTATAAAGCTGATTATGATGGATCTTCAGAGTGTATTGGTGCTAAGAGATTCGTTAAATTCATGAGAGAGAATTATGGAATCTGTAATGACACGAACATCTAGTATAATGTTAGAACGGAGATTGAATCCAACAATGCAGGAGGTAGCCATACTTCCTACAGCGGAATGTCAGGGAGGCTGTAAATTCTGCTTCCTGAATCGGTCTGTCGTGGGTGCACAAGATTGGGAGAACTTATTCAAACATGTTATTGAGTTTTTCTCTTCGAGAGATTTTGATGAAAGAAGTAATGTCGTAAGGCTCTTCGGTGGCGAGTTATTCATGGATAGTCTTGTGAAAGACGAATCCTATAGGAAGAACATCCTCCGTTTGATACAAGGAGTTCAGCGGTTCATTGGAGGTAACGGGTGTGTTGATATGCCGATATCTCTGGAGAATGTGAGTGATCTAGGTATAGAGTTCGCTCAATATTTGAGAGATCACCATCAGGTGAATCTTCAAGTACCTTTTAGTACGTTGAGGATTATGACTCCTGAGAAGAAGAAACTTTATTTTGAGAATTTGGCGAAGATTGGGAAGATCTCGAGAATCGCAGTTCTAGTTGCAGATGAGAAGATGCAGCATGAAGAGTACTTAGAGCAACTCGGTCAGTATGCTAGGATCGATTGGGAAGAGCCAGTGATGTTCGATGGATTCAGTTACTCATACAAGAACATGCGAATCCCAGAGATGCACTTGGGGGTTCGTTGTGTTGCGAATACTCTTAGAGTGATCACTCCAAAAGGAGTCTTCACTTGTGCAGGCTTCACGAGGAGACCTTCTTGGATTGAGGATGAGGAATGGAACCGTTTGGCATATGACGAAGAGTATTTGAACTATGGATACCAACAAGTAATCGATTGGTATGGATGCGATACATGTGCAGAGCAGGAGACTTGTCCAGGAATGTGTTGGAAGACTTACTACGCTCAGCGGTATGTTTATAAGAACAGACAATGTTTATATAAGTCGGAGGATAAATTATGAGAAAAGTCATTGCAATAGGTTTGATGTTAATGTTTTTGACAAGCACTGTCCATGCAGATTGGGCTAAGTATGGAGATCAACGTTGGAGGAAATATGTAACCAATGTGGTAGACCTCCCTACTTTTGCGAATCAGGTTGGGGATGTCCGTTACGTCACTTCTGTAGGAGCAGTCTACGGTTGGAACGGTGCCACTTGGGTAGTCATTGGAAGCTCCTCTGATTTATTCGTAGGGGTAACTGCAGCTGATACGACTCCTAGCTATCTCGATGATAAGTTGACTGCGGGAGACGGTCTCGATAAGACGATCATCAACCCAGGAGCCAATGAGGTCTTAGACCTCGATGTCAAGTATGATGATGCGAGTATCGGATTAGATGGTGGCGGTGATTTATATGTTAAAGACGCTGGGATCATTCCTGGGATGCTGAACAGCTCTCTTGAGGGAGATGCGATCGACATCACTATTCCAGGACTCATCGCAGTTAAATACGATAATGTCACGCTTGGTTTAGACGGTTCTTTCGATCTATCAGTCAAAGATGATGGAGTATCAGAGCCGAAGCTAGCTATGAATAATGCTCCTACAACGAACTACTTTGTGAGATGGAACGGTGCTAGTATGGAGTGGGCATCGGTTTCTGGTACTGTTTCTATGGATGCGATCACAATGGCGGTAGCTCAGGCTCTTCATGGGTTTACTGCAGGTGATGTCTTAAGATGGGATTCTATTGCGAGTGAGTTAACAGAAGCTCAAGCCGATAATGTCGCTAATGCAGAAGTAGTTGGCATTGTCTCTTATGTCACGGATCCTAATAATTTTACGATCCTCTTCGCTGGTTATTGTGATACACTCTCAGGGTTGGTCGAAGGAGATACGTACTTCTTATCTCCAACTGTAGCGGGAGCTCTAACGAATACTGCACCTTCGAGCGTTGGACAGATTAATAAACCATTACTTATCACAGACTCTACGACTTCAGGCGTATTCGTGAATTTTAGAGGAATCGAAATTGGAGATCCTACGGCTCCTGCAGATGCAACCTTCGTGACTATATCGAACACAGGAGATCTTTCAGCTGAACGTGCTTTAACTGCAGGTACTGCGATCACACGAACAGATGGTGGAGCGAATTCAACAGTAACGTTAAGCGTAACTCCGAATGCGATAGGTGACACTCAGTTAACTTACAACACAGGACAGCACTTAACTACGGCTAGTGCGGTCACCTTCTTAACAGTCAACACAGGTCAGGGTGCGAATGAACTTTATGATATGGATCAAAATGTTATGACTTCCAGTAGTGTTGAGTTCGCTGCTCTGGAGTGTGATGATATCGATCCTTCTGGAGACGGCAATGGAGACATAGGAGCTCCAGGTAATCGTTTTGGCAATATCTATGGGGTGAACATAGAAGCTGGTGATTTAGGGTTCATGAATAAGTGGAGAATTACAGAAGACTGGGAGAATGGTGGGCTTATGCTCCTTTCACCAGACGGTAAAAAATACAAATTCGTACTGGAGGAAATACAATGAAAAAACTTATAGCGAAATTTTTATCTTGGTTATTAAAGGATCAATATCTTGAAGTAGGTGAACTCGCTATCATGAGTGAGCATACTTTTAAGACAGATACTATCATAGAGAAAACTCCTGGAGCTGGTGTACAGATCTCAAGCTTTAGACCAGATAAAGGGACTTCTTTTCCTGCTTCTCCTAGTTATGGGCAGACTTTCTACAAGTATACAGCTGTAGAGAGTGACGGGTATCTTTACGTATTTATAGGAGTTGGCAGGACAGGTACCACTTCAGGTTGGTTCAATTTATCACAAGCACTCTATGCATAAATGGAGGGTTAATATGAAAAAATTGATAGCTTTATTGATGATTTGTGGGTTAATGATACCTCCTGCGTATGCGGGTGATTCGACTTATGAGACGAAATTCACAGGAATTGGTTATGAAGGGAACGGAGAACCAGACGGTGGCGAGGTTCTCTTCATGGGGACGGAGTTTTAATGAAGCAGGAACTTCTGAATAAATTCTCGGTGGGTTATAACAGAACAGGTCAAGATTTCTTCGATCTCTTGAACCTCTACCGACCCTATATACACTCGTATTACTTCAGTCCTACTTGGGTGTTGGGTGAACGGTTAACTTGGGAGAAGGAACTGGAAACGATGGCGAAGCTCAATACTTATGGGATCCAGGGGAACATTTTGTTTAATCATACGTTAATTGATACCTTGGTTGAATCAGAAGAGATTCTGTCAGAATTCTTACTCTTAGATCACCTGAATCTTAAAGCGATTACAGTTCTGAATCATTACCAAGTAGAGTTGTTCAGAGACCTCGGGTTAGAGTTCCATCTATCGACTGCAGCAGATCCTGCGATCGATTCCATAGGAGATCTTACCAGAGAGTTCAGAATGGGTGATCTCCAGTGTGTGAACCTTAGTAGTCAACGGATGTTCGATCACGAGTTCATGCATGCTGTTAAATGGTGGAGGATCCAGGTTAAGTTGATTGCGAATGAGAATTGTTTATTTATGAAAAACGGGTTTAGTAATTACCTTTTTGGTGAAGATATCTGTGGTCGGAAGAACGAAGCACATGTTGGAGACTTCTGTGGTTTGGCTTGTTACAAGAAGTTGGTTGGCGATCTTCGTTGGCTTAATTTAACTAGGATGGGATTCACCAAAGAGTTCTTGGAGTATTTGACAGAAGTTGATATCGTGAAGTTCGCAACAAGAAGTATGGACAACGATTCGATCTCAGAACTCTTGAAGAGTTGGGTTAGCCCTTCTCGGACTAAGAGTTTCTGTGGAATACAATTTGAGAACGGTATCCCAGAAGAATTCGTACGGGAGCGGTTGGATCATACGTGTGACCATCATTGTTTAGAGTGTGAATATTGTAAAGAGCTTTATGAGAAGGAATGTTTAAAAGAAGATAACTGGGAGGCTTGCAGATGTTAGATCTCCTGAATCCTATAGCGATCGTGGAACAAGCTCCTCTAAGGCAATACGATTACGCTGTGAGACGCTCTGAGAGAGCCGAAAAGCGATTTGCCGAAGGGTCGTTAGGGTGGATGTATTCACACGTGTTCAGCAATCAAAGAGACGCAAATGGGAGGGTGAATTCGGGTTATGATGAGCAGGGCAATGTTCGAGCCATTACAGTTTCACCACATTCGGATCACTTTTGGTATAATATAGAACCGAAGGTAGAACCACTCATCCGTTTATTAGTACACCGTGGCTATCTTCCATTCAGTTCTTGTGATGGACATCGGGAATGGGGATCAAGGTATGTTTATCTTGCGTTTGATACTGTAGCAAAAGCAGGAATCATTGGAGATCTCTTGAAGAAGTTGTTCTGGTATATACCAGGAGTGGTTGTGGAATACTCTGCGATGCCACATAATGTGATAACAGACACCTTATTAAAGGAAGTAACTAATAAAGAACAAATGGAAAAGATGGTTCTCTCGTTCAATACTGTGTTTCATAAGCATTATGATAACTATCATTGTTTGAGGTTCAGGATTTTCAGAGAGTATAAGGACATATTCCTTAAAGACCATTTCTGGGATAGAGTTACGAATCATATAGTCCGTAGGTTAAATAAATATCTACCGAACTATGCTGATATAAGGAGGATTACATGATATTCATAGTACCCACAGATGGGAGTTTGGTACAACAACCCTTCCAGTATTTGACTGTCAAAGAAGGAAGTAATATCCAACTTCCATTGAACTTCTATTTAGATACTTATTTAGCAGAGCTCTGGAATCTACAGAATGCGACGTTCACTTTTAGAGCGAAGACGAGGAAGAACGCAGATCGTTACGTGATCTCTAAAGATCAAGCTTCTCTGGATTGGGACGAATCACAGGCTTCTGCAGGAGTGTTGAAATTAGTTCTGAACACCACAGATTTAGCAGACGCAGGTTCTTTATTCTGTGAATTCGAGTTTCAACCTAGTGGGAGTACTAGAGTCTATAAAACAAAAGATTTCATTATTGAAATTGTCAAATCGGTTGAAGATTAGAGGAGTATGCGATGAATAAAATAAATAGACAAGCTTTTAGAGGAGACACATATGAGCGGACTCTAGAATTTCTTGATGATGATGATAACCCTAAGGATATAACAGGTTGGCAATTATTCTTTACTCTGAAGGTGAATAAGACTGATACGGATGTGGATGCTGTGCTGAAGAAAGATTGGGATACTCATTTGACTCCTACGGATGGTTTAACTCTCTTCCAACTAACAGCAGCTGAAGCGAATGCTCTTGCTGGAAGTTATTGGTATGATATGCAATACGTAAAACCAGATGGTACAGTTATTACATTCATGTCTGGGAATTTCGTCTTCGAGGAAGATATAACGAGAAGGATAACTCCATGAGTGATGTAAAGATCCAGGTTCTAGAAGAACGCTTGGTAATCAAGGTTGCTGAGCGAGGTGTCGTGAGAGTCCAGGAGAGCGGTGCTCGGGGTGCAACTGGACCTCAGGGTCCTGTAGGTCCAGGGTATGAACCTACGTATCCGATAACGATGATTAAGCCTTATATCTATCTGCTTGAGGGTGCTCTTTACGAGTATGATCCAGTTGGGTTAAGTTGGTCGAGACTTATAGGGGATATAGGGCAAGCTGTGAAAGTCAGAATAATGACCAAACAGCACGCTGATGATGATATTAGCAAGAATAAAGTGTACTTAGATGGACAAGGTCTCCCGATGGAAATAATGAAATACGTCCGTCGTAAGGCACCGTATAAGAATGTTAATCCGAACTCAGGTGTAGACTACCCAGATCGGCAAGGTACTAGATTCATGCCGTTTAACATGTTGGCGAATGGTCAAGTCATCTTTGATTTTACGAAATGGGTACCTCCTTCGGTGGTTAAGTATCACCATTGGAAATTCTGTAACTGGGCTAGGGATGTTAACAATAACATCGTGAGATTCAATCAGAGTGAGACGATCACTACTGTTGGACACAAAGACGGTAAGGACTACAGTCTTGATTGTTCAACTTTACAGTTGAGGCAAGCGATATAATGAATATTATAAAAAGACCTTCGGGGAGATTACGGGTATTGACGGACAAACCTTTGGGGAGTTTCCGTTATGAGCAGTCAAACCTTCGGGGAGATTGCTCGACTCGTGGTCAACTTTAATAATAGAAGAGGAGAAAGGATGCAGAACAAGATTAAATTACACGCTGAAGAAGTCTCTAGCTTAGTCCATGACTTCAAATTCACTACACAGAGTCTCGTTAAAGAACTGAACACTATTTCAGTCGAAGCTAGAGCGGTAGCGAGGAATACTCGTAAGAAATGTCGAGATCTTGTGAATCAGGCAACAGCTCTTTCTTCACACTTGGACGAAGTGCTTAGTCATTTAGAAACCGTAGAAGAGGAAGACGAAAAATAAAGGAGGGTCACAATGCCAAAGTATAGGAATAGTACGAACATTAACAAACAGTTGGGATCTTACATAGTCCCACCCAATGAGGATGTAATTACATCAGGGTTCTTCACGAATTTACCAGCAGGAGTCACACTAGTTTCTGATGATCCCTCTTATAATCCTGTTCTCCTCTCAGAAGCTTATATTGTAGATTCTACAATTCCTGTGCCTGTTAGCGATACAGGAGCATATTACGTAGATATCTATGTTGAAGCAGGTGAGGTAGATGTAAGGTTCAACTCAGCCTCCATGACTCCAGTCGTGAAGATCACAGAAGGATCTTCTTGGCAGAAGTTCTTTACAGCGAAATCTATCAACGATATCAGAGTACATTTCGCAGTTGGTGGGAGAGTTTGGGTCAACATAGAAAAAGGCTAAATTGGAGGTTATCATGGATTGGACTGTGCTAGTGAATGTATTAGAAGGTACCGCTCCTTTCATTGTGATTCTCATTCTAGTTTATTGGGGATTAAAAGAGAAAGCGGAATGGGCATCTAGTGTCCGTGCGATTATTACTTTGATGGTTGGATTAACTTTCTGTGCGATGGCATTTGACCAGAAGATAGAAGCTAAAGATTTTATGTTAATTATTTCGCTCGTGTTCAACTTTTATTTCTTAGTAAAGAAGAGAGACGACTCGAATAAACAAGATTCGGCAAAATAATATAGGAGGATTAAAATGATAAAGAAATTACTTACGTTAATCCTAGTAGGAGCGATGCTGTGTCCAGCTGCTTATGCTAGACAAACTCATGGTGGAGCATCTCCAAGATGGAAGGCTCCTCGTGATACTTCTGCGGATTTAGAAGCTTGGGCTACGGGTGGAACAGCAAGAGTTGTTCTAGACGAGACTAAGATATACTTATACGACGCTACTGCAGCTTCTTGGGTGGCTGTTGGTGGAGGTGGAATAGGAAGCGGTGCTACCTATCTAATCTCTGCGATAAGTCAATGGGATGCTTCGGTTGCTCTCCCAGTTGGACCAGTCCAGAACGATACTTATGTCTGTTCTGTATCAGGGAATGGTTGGACAGCGGATAATGTTTATTACTATGATAACGGTGCTTGGGAGGAACTCGTAGCGATAGATCACATGTTATTATGGATTGAAGGAGAATCGCAGTGGTATTATTATAACGGTGCTGCTTGGACGAAAGCTTTGGTTGAAGACGGTGGTATTGATTGGGGAGATGCTGTTGATCAAGTAGGTTCTGATGATATGCCTATCGCTAATGCACCTGCGACGAAAGCTTGGACTGACGGGATTAAGAATTGGACTAACTCTACAGGGACGAACCAAGCTTTGTATGATATGAATTACTTGTTCTCTTTCTTAGCTCCTTCTGATGCTTCTTCGATGGATGGGAATTCACTGATACCAAGTGGTACTTCGAAGCATACAGGAAGGCTCTCTGCAGGAAGTGCTAGTTATAAAGGAGGAGATCCTGCTGGAACGAACGTCAATTACATCGTGAATGATGCGACTTTCAATCTTGCTTCACCGAATCAAGCAACTACGTTCAATACTGCGGATGAAGGAGATCTTGATTGGTATCTTAATGGAGGGTTGAATGACACCTTCGATTTAGCTGCAGCTTTCAATGAGGGCGAACGAGCAGGTGCTCAATCTTATCCTCCAGCTTTAGGTGCTGCAGGGAATATTAGAGTTGATAGTGTAGCTTATTATAATACGTTCCCACTCTGGCAGAAGGGGAATGCAACAGCGTTAATCGTAGCTGGAGACTGTCTTCAAGGATATAATTATTTTGCGATGGAACACTCTGGAATAGCACCTGTGCAGACCACCGCTAGTTACGAAGTCTTCTACGATAATGATGCGGGAGCGAATCCTTCAGTAACGGTACCGACTTTAGTGGAGAATGCGAAGCAAGTCAAGTATCTTTCAGGGGTTCAATCTTATACTACGAATAGCACCTTCGATTTAAGTGTTGTCGGTAGTGATTGTTTTGATAACGTTTATCACACAACCTCACCATTGACTTACGCGAGTCTCACTGGGGTTTCTAACGGGAATATCACTCCTACAGACGGTGCTGTAAGCGGACTTTCGAATCCTCCAGCAATAGGTGAGACGATGACAGTCACGAATAAGGTACTCACGATCACTGCTGGGAGTGCGAGAAGCACTAATGCTCGAGTAACTTTGACTCCAAGAGATCCTTATGGGAGTTATACTGCTCGGCAATCAGCTTCAGCGAATAACTTAGTTGATACTTATGGAACTACTTCCACAGCTCTTTATGATTACTTGGATGATGAGAACAGAAGGTTGCCTGCAGGTGCTTATGACCTAGTTCCTGGAGCAATTACAGGACAGTGGGTCTCTGCTACAGCTTTAGTAGATGGACAGGCACAGGTATATAATGGAAGACTCTACTATCCGACGATCGATTTCACTGTAGGATACAATCCTTCACAACAGGTTGGAGCAGATTATTCTGGGTTCGTATCTAATCAGGTTTACTATAGAGCATTCTATGAAGCAGGAACTCCTCATAGTAATGGTTCGCTAGAATTTGCGAACTTAGTGGGTTCCGATATTGATCCAATTGGTTCAGGAGATGTGAACGTTGAAATTAAATTACCTACGCAGACTGGTTGGTTAGATCTTGGGACAGCCTATGTTGCAGGTACTTTTACAGGTGCTGATGGAGATGGTTGTCGAACTTCACAATCAGGAGATGACTGGGGTTGGACATGCGGGATTTTCTCTACAGCCAGTTCGGGATACATGATTATTGTTAGAGTAACAATTCGGAATAATACGAAGAGTATAACTCAAGTAAGAGAGCTCGGATGGTAATGATAGATTATCAAATAAAATGGAGGGATGAAAATGTATAAAAAACTATTAAGTTTGATCCTGTCAGGACTCTTGGTAGCAGGTACCGCTTCTGCGGATATCACTAACGATACCAAGATTGATGATAACTTCAAGAAGTTGAAAGCAATAGGTAGGACAACTTCCGATAAAGCGTATTATGAGGAAGGGAATCCTGGAGGAATCAATATCCATAATGATGATTTGTGGATAGACGCTGTACCAGGCTCTCCTCCAGCGACCACTACTGCTGTAGTCAAGTGCTATATACCAGCTCCAGGAGATGGGCGTTTATTACTCACTAAGGATATAACAGTCGCAGATTCTAAGGCTTGGCATGCATCTGTTCTGGGAGTGCTACAGAAGGGATGGGTACCTCCAAAGTATGGCTCTGGGTATGCAGTCCGTTTATTTGAATCGGATAACGTGACAGAAATCCCAACTACGGATGCTTCTGATTGGATATTCGACTATGAGTCTGGGATTCTGACTTTCCAAGACACCTGTCCAGATGCCACAGGCATCTATCTCCACGGTTGGTATTATGTAGGGAATAAAGGTGCTGGCGGTGCGATTACAGTCAAGGAGAAAGATGGAGTTCCGATAGTAGTCGATGTGAGTACGTTGACTTTCGATCAAGGTGATAACTTCACTGTCACAGATATGGGTGGTGGAGAAGCAGAGATCGGGCTGACTATCCCTGCTGACGTTTGGCAAAGAACTGGTACGAATTTACATCCATTGACCGCTGGAGATACTGTAACTGCTGATGGAGGTTTAACTGTCGGTATCGGAGCTGCAGGTGTCGACTACACTATAACCATGGATGGTGAAGATAATGATGGAACGATCAC